ATTATACAGGGAGGAACGTCTGCTGGTAAAACGTTTGGCATTATTCCTATCCTTATACATAAAGCGGCCGATGAGCCTAATCTTGAAATAAGCATAGTAGCTGAATCAATACCACATTTAAGAAGGGGAGCGCTTAGAGATTTCCAGAAGATCATGAAATGGACTAATAGATTCTATGAAGAGAGATTCAATAAGAGCCATTTAAGATATGATTTCTCTAATGGTAGCTTTATAGAGTTCTTTAGTGCAGATGATTCCAGCAAACTCAGAGGGGCCAGAAGAGATATCCTGTATATCAATGAGTGCAACAATATAATGTTTGATGCTTACAATGAACTTGCCATTCGTACAAAGAAGGAGGTATATTTAGACTTTAATCCGGCTAATGAGTTTTGGGTGCATACTGAGCTTAAGGATGAGGATGATGCAGATTTCATTATTTTAACGTACAAGGATAATGAGGGCTTAGATGAGGGAATAGTTCAGCAGATAGAAAAGAATAGAGCCAAAGCAAAAACAAGCGCATATTGGGACAACTGGTGGAAGGTTTATGGAGAGGGCAAAATCGGACAATTGCAAGGCGCAGTATATAATAATTATACCATCATAGATACATTACCATCTGAGGCCAGGTTAATAGGTATTGGATTAGACTTTGGCTATTCTGCTGATCCTACTGCAATCATAGAAATATATCAATACAATAATAAAAGGATACTGCATGAGAAGGTATACCAAACTAAAATGTTAAATTCAGATATAGCAAAGGTATTACCTATTGATGTGATGATAATAGCAGATAGCGCAGAGCCTAAAAGCATAGAGGAGATTAGGCGAGCAAAACACGGAATACTAATTAAGGGTGCTACTAAGGGAAGAGATAGTATTAGCTATGGTATTGATGTAATGCAGAGGCAGGATTATTTAGTTACCAAATCAAGTACTAATCTGATAAAGGAATTACGGTCTTATTGCTGGGATGTGGATAAAAGTGGTAAGCGCCTTAATAAGCCTATTGATCAATACAACCATGCACTGGATGCGGTCAGATATCATGAGATGGAAACCTTAGGAATGAATAAGAATTATGGTAGCTATAATATTCTATAGTTAACAAAAAAACGAATAATCAGTAATATAATTATGAAGATAGATATAACTCTACCTACAGGCTTAAATGAGATACCTTTATTAAGATATCAGAAGTTCATTGAGATGAAAGATAAGAGTAATGATGAGGAGTTCATTGCTCAAAAGACTATACAGATATTTTGTGGTATAGAATTAAAGGAAGTAATGCAAATAAGGCTAAAGGATTTAAATGAATTAATAAAGCATTTTACAGATATCTTTTCTCAGAGGCCAGGATTAATTAGGCATTTTAAAATAGGAGAGCATTCCTTTGGGTTTATTCCTAATCTCGAAAATATCAGTTTTGGAGAATATATAGACATAGAGCATAATATGCAGAAGTGGGATACATACCATAAAGCAATGGCAGTAATGTATAGGCCAATTAAAGAGCAATACAAGGATAAGTATAGCATAGTAGATTATGAGCCTAATCCAGATATGCAAGAGCTCATGAAGTTTGCTCCTTTGGATGCCGCATTAAGTGCCTCTTTTTTTTTATCCAATTTAGGGATAGAATTGTTAAAGGCTACGACAAGCTTTTTACAAAAAGAGATGAAGATGATAATGGATTCAGCGAGTACTCAGAAAGAAGTCAATTCGCCAAAAACTGGGGATGGTATAGTTCAGTCTATCAATGCGCTGGAGGAGATGTTACCAGATATGATGAGGTTACAAAACTTAGACTTACTCAATGTCTCACCTATCTCACCTTCGAGAAAGAAAAAAACGAAATTGAAAATAGAGAATTAAAAAGGCAAATGAGAAAATGAATTACTTTGATATAATAGATAAGATTAAGCAGCATTTTGAGAATGATCCATTAATTAATACGGTAACGCAAGGGGATATATTTGATGTTGACTTAAATAAACAGACTATATTTCCGCTATGCCATATCATAGTAAACCAAGCTACGTTTGAGAATAATGTAATCAGATACAATATAAGTATCCTGGCTATGGATATTACTGATATCTCTAAATCTGAAAGCGCAGATAAATTTGATGGCAATGATAATGAGCTCTATATATTAAATACTATGATGGCAGTTCATAACAGATGCTATGAAATGCTCAGAAGAGGAGATTTATATACTGATAAATTTCAAGTAGATGGATCTCCAACATGTGAGCCTTTTACTGAGAGATTTGAAAATAAGTTAGCTGGCTTTACTCTAACGGTAGATATTTTAATTCCTAATGATATGACTATCTGCTAATGAAAAAGGGAGAGGTACAGAAGCTATTGGATGATTTTAGAGATAAAGTAATCGCAGAGGCTAAGCAAGGCTTACCAAGAGATACTGGTGGCCTGGCCAAAAGCCTTAAGTCATATGTTAAAGCATCAAAGAATAGTATACAGCTTACATTTCAAATGAAAGAATACGGATGGTTTCAAGACAGAGGTGTAAAAGGTGTTAGTAGTGGAGAAAGTCTAAGCAATTATAGATTTGGTACAGGTAACGGTGAAGATGGTGGATTAACTAAAGGCATAAACAAATGGGTACAAAGAAAGAAGATACAATTTAGAAATAAGGAAACAGGGCAGTTTATGAGTTATGAACAAACGGCACGAACTATTATAAGAAGCATCTGGCAAAAAGGAATTAAACCAAGTATGTTTTTTACACGACCGTTTGAGAAATACTACAGAAAACTACCTAATGAAGTAACTAAGAAATATGTAAAGGATTTAGAAACTTTGTTTAATAGTATAACAAAAGAAAATCTAAAACAAATTAATAATTTATCTAAATGAATTTAGCAAGATCGCCTCATATAATAGAGATATCAGAATCTGGTCAAACAGGAAGTAAAATAGAATTATACTTAGGTGCTGATATAGGTACTTCTAATCCTACATATACGCTATCTAAATTAATTCCAGCAAGTAATAAGATAGAAACGTATTATAATATATCTCCTTACATCAGAGAGTATTTTAATTTTACGCATTGGCAGAATGCAACAGGCTTAGCATATGATATAGATACGAGCTCTGATTTTATTGTAGATTATGAGTTAAAGAAATTCAAGTCAGTATCTGGAGTTTATAGCCAGGTAGGTAGTACTATAACAGGAACATTCTCGGATGGTTTTGGCTATTATGAGGATGGATATAATCCAGGAGCGCCATCAGTATTATTAGATGAGGGAACGTATCTATATAACTATGATGCTGGAATACCTACATCTCAAAATAATGGCACATGGGGAAGCTTTGATGTGCAGATGAGTATAGGCGATGTAATTAGATATACTGATTTAGTAACAGGAAGTAGCTTTGATTATACTGCAACTACTGAGGGAGTAAAAAGTTTTGCAAGAGTATACCTTACATATGTAGCCAATGGCAATAAAGTAGAATGGTTGCCAGGTGGTAGTATGGTCAGATGGACTGCATATTTCAAGCCTCAATGTGAGCCAAAGTATCAGCCTGTAGTTGTGGATTTTGTTAATCGCTATGGTAGCTGGTCAAGAATCTTTTTTCAGAAATCTAAGAAGCGATCTATAGAAGTAAAAGCCAATGAGTACAAATTCAATCCTAAAACATTACCGTATCTATCTGAGGATATACGCCAAAATCAAGAATTTAATATTAATGGTAGAGAATCCATTAAGCTAAATACAGGATGGGTAAATGATGGCTATGCAGAATACTTGCAGCAGATGATGTTAAGCGAGAAGGTAGTGCTTTGCGATTATGAGAATAATCCAGATTATGCGCCTGTAAAAGTCAAAACTAAAAGCCTTGAAAAGCAAACAGGATTAAATAATGGCATGATCAATTATACATTGGATTTTGAGTTTGCTTATGATATGATAAATAATGTATTGTAATGAGGCAGATACAGGTTTACATAGAGGGAAATAAGCTCGATTTATTCCAGGATGAGCAGATAAATGTTACGAGTAAGCAACAAGATATAAATGATATTAGTAAGGTATTCTCTGACTATTCGCAATCTTTCTCAGTTCCAAGTACTCCAAATAATGATGCTATATTCTCATATTTCTATAATAGCGATTTTGGGGATATAGAGGATGTATCTACTCAGTTTGATGTCAATGTACGCAAAGAGGCATTTATAGAAATCGATTATACTACGTTTAGGAGGGGAAAAATTCAGCTAGAAAAAGCGGAGATAAAAAATAATCAAGCCTATTCTTATCAAGTTACTTTCTATGGGGAGGTTACAAGTCTAAAGGATAAATTCGGAGATGAGAAATTAGCGGATTTATCTTACCTGGCTACTTATGGCCATGCGTTTACAGGAGCAGAAGTACAAAATAGAATAACGGATGGAAACACGAATTATGCATTAAGATATCCTATCATAACAGATAGAATAGTTACTTATGGAGATGGTGCAAGTACAGATATATCTCCTACAGGATCGGATGATATTGCATACAATGAGTTATTCCCAGCTATAAAAGTTATAGGAATATTTGCGGCCATAGAGATTAAATATGGAGTAGATTTTCAAGGTGCATTCTTACAAGATAAGCGCTTTCAAAATTGTTTCTTGTGGTGTAAAAACAAAAGAGAATTTACCTTTCTTACAAGCACTCAAGACGTAAACTTTACAACAGGTGGCGAGCTAATAAATCAAAGTACATATACATACTTAAATTATTTTAATACTACTGATAATAAGCTTACTTATACATATGCTGATTGGTTTAGTTTATTTCCTTCCGTAAGTCCTGGCCCTGTACAGGTTAATCATATTACATCTATACAAGTTTTAAGCGTAAGTACATCAGACACTTACTACATTGATGTATATATAAACGATATATTAAGTAATACGTATCCAGAAAATCAAGCATCAGAAATAATAGTAGCAAACGATCAGAACGTACAAGGCTTAAACAAATCAATCTACTTTAGATTTCGTTCTACAGCAACTCAAGACATACAATTTAGATGTAAGTATCAACAGCTTGGAACTAACTTAGGAGGAGGCACTACTACTCAAGTACAAAATATATTTTATGCCGATACTGCTACTATTACCGTACAAGCACAAATTGATCCAATAGCATATTTACCAGATATGAAAATTGCGGATTTCTTTAATGGCGTTTTAAAGGAGTTTAATCTTACATGTTATGGCATAGAAAAGGATGTTTATCAAGTAGAGCCTTTGGATGATTGGTATGCTAAGGGAGCGATAGTAGATATTACTCAATATACCGATATCAAGAGCATCAAAATAGATCGCATTAAGCTATTTAAGAATATAGTATTTAAATATGAGAAAAGTGAAAATCTGTTAAATCAGCAATTCAGAGATTTGTTTAATCGGGAGTATGGAGATGCTCAGATACAATATCCTTATGATGGAGGAGAGTACAAGATAGAGCAGCCTTTTGAAAATATGCAATTCAATAAATTTACAGGTACTAATTTACAGGTAGGATATACTATAGATAAGGATTTCAATCAGTATGTTCCTAAGCCTATGTTATTGTATATGTATGATGAGACCAGCGCAACATTTAGATATGATGATGGTAGCTTTCCAACTGCAATACAAAATCTAACGGAATACATGCCATTTGGACAGGATATGACTC